TTCTTTTCACTTATGGTTAATGCATGGAGTTTAGCGTGGGAGGCTTTGAACGGAACTATGGACGAAGAATATCCTATTATCGACACGAGTGTCGGAGCAGGTAATACTGCTCATGAGGATGATGGTTTAGATTATGAAATTGATTATTACCAAGACTCCTCTGATTACATGGCAGACATAGATGATATGTATTCTCATCATCTATCAAATGCTTATTCATCATATAATGATGGGTGGACACAAGAGTATCATCGAGAACAATTAGAAAAATTAAAGGAACCAATGGCACACTATTTTAAATATCATGAAGAAGAAATTTTAAATGATATAAGAGAGTATGTATCAGGAACATATCAAGGACATTATACAGGAAAGTCTCATGAGTTTCGTAATGTTCAGACAATAGACCTCATGGCATCAAAAGAACTTGCATCAGGTTTTTGTCAGGCAAACATACTGAAGTATGGAAGTCGGTATGGAAACAAAGACGGAAGAAATAAAAAAGACTTGATGAAAGTCATACATTATGCTATGCTATTATTACACTTTGATGAGCACTATGGAACACCATCTATGCCATCAGGAAATTTTGAACAAATGCCTTAACAATTATGCCAATGAATTTAAGTGATAACACTTTAGGTATCCTCAAGAATTTTGCAGGAATCAATAATTCAATCCTTGTAAAAAAAGGTAATCAACTTCGCACTATATCTGTTGCAAAGAATATTCTAGCTGAAGCAGAGATACCAGAAGATTTTCCAAGAGATGTTGCGATCTATGATCTTAATCAGTTTCTAAATGGATTAAGTTTACATCAAGATCCTGATCTTGATTTCTCTGAAGAAACATATCTTACAATCCGTGAAGGTAGAAGAAAAGTAAAATATTTCTTTGCAGATCCACAGGTTATTATTGCACCTCCTGAGAAAGAGATATCTTTACCATCACAGGATGCATGTTTCCAGTTAGATAGTAATTCATTAGAAAAACTTTTAAAGGCAGCAGCAGTTTATCAATTACCAGATCTAGCAGTTGTTGGTGGTGAAGGTGTTGTTAAGTTAATTGTTCGTGATAAGAAGAATGATACATCAAATGAATATGCAGTTACTGTAGGAGAAACTGATAGAAACTTTACCTTTAATTTTAAGGTAGAGAATATTAGAATTATTCCCGGATCATATGATGTTGTAGTATCATCCAAACTCTTATCTAAGTTTACAAATAGTAAGTTAAATCTTACTTACTACATTGCACTTGAACCTGACTCAACATTTGAATGACCGCCATTAATAGATGTCGATTGATAGGAAGTATTCTTTTAATATTAGGATACTTTTTAGTCTTATATGTTGATGTTAAGTCTGGTTGCACTGCTAGACTTTTTGGTAATCTTTTAGTATTACCGTTTTCAATTAACTGTAAAGCATATGATATCGCTTTTGTATCTTCATTCTTTGCAGTGATTGATATTTCTAAAATCATTCAGTTATCTACATAATGCATACTTTTGATTTAACAGAGGAAGAATGGGAATGTGTAAGAGTATGTGTATCAAATGCACCTATACCTTATGACATTACTAAAAAGAAAATTCCTGCTGATATCTTGGAAAAAATAGGAAAACCTATTAAACCTCAAGAAGAGGGTATACCTAAAGTAAAGTATGATTTAACACCTTACGGAATATTTGACGATGAATAACATAGGATTAGAAGTTGTGTTTTGGACAGCACTATCAATTTATCTTCTAGCAAAACTAGGGGTATTTAAAAAGAAATGAAGTATGTTCTCTACAATGAACAATATGAACTTCAAGGGTCTTTTGCAACATTGACAGAATTGAGGAATTATCTTTGTGAGAAAAAATACGACGAAGATGACCGGACTTATATGTCTGATACTTTTGATTATATTAAATCTATTAACTGGCACTTTGACATTAAAGAATGAAACTAACTCAGGAAATTATCGACCAAATACAGGAAGCAATGCTTCATACTAATCTGAAAGGTGAAATAAACTGGAAAGATGGTGATGAGATTGAAGTTCAAATCGCAGGAACTTTTGCAAAGGATAAATTTATCGTCATCAAAAACAAATCTAAAAATCCTTTTGAAAACGCTTTACCACATCCTTTCTTCGATTATGAAAAGAAAAAATGGTTAAAAGATGGTAGAGAAGAGTATATGAAAGAGTGGACAAAGCAGAAAGAACAGAAAAAAGATATTGGCAAAAAATAATTTCTGTGCTACTATATGGAAGGTATGGAAGTATTCCCTTGGTTCATTCCAAGACGAAACTACCAAAAAGTATGATAATATTGTCTGCATAGTCAGGTCATTTATTTTCTTACAACTTGTGATTACCAATTGTTTTATCGTTGCAGGAAACATTCGACACTGGAACGATCATTATTCACCTCCACATTATGAACATATTCGTGACCGATCCTGACCCAAATGTTTCAGCACAAGTGTTGCCTGACAAACATGTGGTCAAGATGCCATTAGAAACTTGCCAAATGTTGGCAGTAGTATTCTCTAAATGGTACTACAATTGGGGTAATGATTTATTACCTAAGAAAGATGGAACACCTTACAATACAGAGAAGGGTGCATTCCGTGGACATCCATGTACAATATGGGCAGCAGAAAGTGTTGCAAATACTGCATGGTTAATTCAACATGGATTTGCTTTACTCAATGAGTATGAAACCAGATATGGTAAAATACATTCTTGTCAAACTGCAATGAATGCAGCAGAAAAAGTATTTGAAAAACACACAGGCAAGACATTAGATTGTCACAAAGAGGCAACACCATTTGCTTTTGCAGGCCCTGATGAGTTCAAGCATGATTCAAGTATTGATATTCTAACGAAGTATAAAAGATACATTGCATCTAAACCTTGGGTGTGCGATAATTATCTTAGGAAACCAGATCGTAAACCTGATTGGGTATGAGTGATTTTATTTGGGTTGAAAAGTATCGACCTAAAACAATTGATGAATGTATTTTACCTGACGGTATCAAGAAAACCTTTCAAGATTTTCTTCAAGCAGGTGAGATACCAAACATGTTGCTATCAGGCCCACCCGGAATTGGTAAGACAACAGTTGCAAAAGCATTATGCAATCAACTTGGAGCAGACTATTATGTCATTAATGGATCGGATGAAGGACGTTTTCTCGACACTGTTCGTACAAACGCAAAGAACTTCGCATCTACCGTCTCTCTTACAAGCGAGTCGAAACATAAAGTCATCATCATCGATGAAGCAGACAATACCACTTCCGATGTACAACTCCTTCTCAGAGCGAGTATTGAGGAGTTCTCCAAAAACTGCAGGTTTATCTTTACCTGTAACTACAAAAACAAAATTATCGACCCATTACATTCTAGGTGTTCTGTTGTTGACTTCTCAGTTAATAAAAAAGACAAACCAACAATAGCAGCACAATTCTTTTCTAGAATAAATCATATTCTTGACAAAGAAAATATTAAGAGTGATAAGAAGGTTGTTGCTGAGTTAATCAGCAAACACTTTCCTGATTGGAGGAGAGTCCTTAATGAGTGTCAAAGATACTCGGTCGGAGGTGAAATAGACTCTGGCATACTAGCGTCCTTTTCTGATGTTTCTATAAATGATCTCACCAAGAATCTCAAAGAAAAAAACTTTTCTGAAGTCCGTAAGTGGGTTAATACCAACTTGGATAATGATACTACTTTGCTTTTTCGTCGTATCTATGATAGTTTATATGAAACCTTGGTCTCTAGTTCTATTCCTGCTGCTGTTCTTATTCTGGCTAAATACCAGTACCAAGTAGCATTTGTGGCAGATCAAGAAATTAACCTACTTGCTTGTTTAACCGAAATTATGGTGGAGTGTGAATTCAAATGACTGTAAAACTAATTCGTATGTGGTCTGGTGAAGATGTTATCACCGACGTTGTTGCAGAGACAAAAGATCACTACAAAATTGAAAATCCAATTGTAGCCGTCCCATCTCCACAGGAGAATAGGATTGCTTTTGCACCTTGGTCTCCTCTTGTTAAAAAGGATGCATTAGAGGTGATAAAACGATATACTGTTTATATCGCTGATCCTCAAGAAGAAATTATCGAACAGTATAATTCAATGTTTGGTAAGATATCAAAACCAACTAAGAAACTCATACTGTAATGGAAACACATAGAAAAACATTGCTACATCTTCTAAAAGAAAGAGCATACAAAAAAGGAAACTTTACTTTATCATCAGGTAAAGAATCAGAACATTACATAAATTGTAAACCAGTTACATTGTCTTGTGAGGGTAGTGCATTATGTTCACATTTAATGATTGAACATATTGAAGATAACTCAGTTGCAGTTGGTGGTCTTACACTTGGTGCTGACCCATTAGTATGTGGCATTGCACAGAAAGCATATTACTCAGGTAAACATATTGATGCTTTGATTGTTAGAAAAAATCCAAAAGGATACGGTACAAAGGAAGTAATCGAAGGCAACAAGCCACCCAAGGGATCTGTAGTCACAGTGTTAGAAGACGTAACCACTACAGGCAGCAGTGCAATCAAAGCAGTAAATGTTTTGCGTGATGCAGGTTATATTGTAAATCGTGTCGTTGCAATCGTTGATCGTCAGGAGAATCATAAGGTGTGGGAAAATAATGAGATTGAATTTATTTCACTATACAAATTAGAGGATATTATTGAATGAATTGTTGGCACTGTAATACCGAACTAATCTGGGGTGGTGATCATGATCTTGACGATTTTGATGAAGCAGAGTATAGTATGGTAACAAACTTATCATGCCCTCAATGTAATTCTTATGTTGAGGTTTATTATCCGAGTCAAGATCAAAATGACTAAATCTTATACAAAATTAAAACATCAAGTGAAATCAAGTAGATACTACATTTTTTGGGGTCTTGCCACTATTGCAGTAATGGCAGGTCAAATCTATGTCGGCAATGGATATCGTCAGATGTCTGAAAAAGTTGGAGATCTCACTGAAATAATTGAGATCAAAATGGAAATAGAATTACTAGAGAAAAAAAGAAACCCATATGGAATTATGCCATTATGATACCACATTTAACTTTAGATCCTAACATCACCTTTCCAATATCAGTTGCAGTGATTACAATATTATTAGCAGGGTATGGAATATATAAAGGATTCTTTGCTAATGACGGACTAACAGATCCTTGGGATGATCATGACGATTAAACAAATTGACGATGATAAAGCATCATGGGCAGCGGATCAATTTATTGATTACTTCCAGAACTTTACTAATCTTGAAGAGTATCTTCGTCATGTTAAAAAATCAGTCGTAACAAAATCAAGTATATTAGATGATCCGAAAGATGATTTCTTTAATCAAGATATTCATCCAAATGATATGGAGTTTGATATTCGTCTTGTTGGTGATAGATTCCAGAATGGAATACCACAAGATTACTATCGAAATCTTTTGAGTTCTGTATCATCTCATAATAATGAAGATAATATTCCCGGTCGTGAATTACGATTGATGGTGTATGAAAAAAATACAAATAAGATAGTTGGATTTATACGTTTACAATCACCCTTAATAAATTCAAAACCTAGAAATGAATGGTTAGGAAAAGCACCTGATCTAAAAATATTCAATCGTCATGCTGTAATGGGATTTGCAATAGTTCCATCTCAACCATTTGGATATAATTATCTTGGTGGTAAACTTTTAGCATTGATATGTGTATCGCATTTTATTCGTGAAAAACTAAACAATATATTTGAAAAAGACATAGCATTATTTGAAACAACCTCTCTCTATGGATCAAGTAGTTCTGCATCACAATATGATGGACTCAAACCCTTTATGAGATTCAAAGGTTTGACAGACAGTAAATTCATTCCTGTTCTATACAAAGAGGCATTTCATAATCTACATGATAAATTTACAGAGTGGAATAATAACGAACCACTTACTGAAAATCGTGCATCATCTAAGAAGTTAAAAAGACAAAGAAGAATGATATCCATTATCAAAAATAGTCTACAGGATAAACAGAAGTTAAATCATTTCAATCAGGTTATTGATATGGCATTTAATCTTACTGAGAAGAAAAGATTCTACATATCTGATTATGGTTATGGTAATGTGCGTGAAGTGATAGCAGGTGAGCAGGATAAATTAATTCGTGGACAAAACTGGGATAAGTTTTATCTTGAGAACATCATGTCGTGGTGGAAAAAGAAAGCAAGCAAGAGATATGAGAAGTTAAAGGCAGAGGGTAGATTTAGAAATAAAGTGGAATTGTGGACAGAAGATGATGACATACAAATCATTCGATAATAAATACTTAAAAATAAGTGCGAAGGATGAAGACATTCAAACAATTTATAGATGAGAGTAGTCTTGCGAGAATCAAAAGTAAATCCGATAAAGGTGGTATTGCTACATTGTCAGCATCCAGAGCGGATAAGTCTGCAAAAGAAAATCGTGCAAGAGCAAAACAATTAGATAAAGATATTCGTGGAAGAGGACTAGGTGGTGCTACAAAAGTAACTGGTTCATACATGGAGAAGGATAAAAAGACTGGTCAGGAGAAGAAGGTAAAGGAAAGAAGTCATGTAGTCTCATCAGGCAAGATGGGTAAGAGAAAGTTTAAGAAGACCGTAAAAGCCCTTGGTAAGAAGTATGGGCAGGATTCCGTCTTGACACAAACGAAAAAAACTGGTACACTATCAGCAACAAGAAAAGGTGGATTAGGCAAATCAAAAAACATTAAGTTAGGTAAATTCAAACCACAGGGTAAAAACCCAGAAGGTCAATCTCAAATCAAAGGAAAAACTTTTACATACGGATAATGACAACACCACTATACGATGACTCTAATTGGAGATCAGAATACATTGATATTAAATCTCGACAACTATCCTCAAGACAAGTACAATTGCTAGAATCAGGAGCAGACAGTCTTGCTTCAAGTTGGTTTCTACAAGCAATGTATAATGATTGGAAAAAAATAAAGGGTTATAATGAATTAGATCCAAAAGAAAATGTAGGTCAACTACAATCATCTCTATCAGATTTCTTTAAAAGTCAAAAAGATCAAGGTATTTAATGACAGAATTTATTTCAAGACATATCGGTATTTCCGAAACAGAACAGACTCAAATGCTAGAAGATTTGGGTCTTTCTAGTTTAGATGAACTTGTCAGACAGATAGTTCCGGATTCAATATTATTGAGAGGAGATTATAAATTACCTGATGGGTGTAGTGAACAGGAAGCATTAGCAGAATTAAAAGAAATAGCAAATCAAAATAAAGTTAAAAGAAGTTTGATTGGTCAAGGGTATTACGGAACAATCACACCTCCAGTAATACAAAGAAATGTTTTTGAGAATCCATCTTGGTATACATCTTACACACCATATCAGGCAGAGATATCTCAAGGTAGATTAGAAGCATTATTTAATTTTCAAACATTAGTTACAGAACTCACAGGATTACCAGTTGCAAATGCATCATTGTTAGATGAAGGAACTGCAGCAGCAGAGGCAATGATACTTGCTTATAATAATTCTAAGAATAAAAATATTTTTTTAGTTGATAGTGAAGTATTTCCTCAAACATTAAAAGTATTAGAGACTAGAGCAAAACCACTAGGAATCGAAATTAAATTAGTTGATTGGTATAATCTTACAGACCTTGAAGAGTTTGATAATGCTTTTGGATTAATAGTTCAGTTACCAAATAATAAAGGTAGTCTTCGAGATCCAAGTGCATTTCTTCGCATTGCAAGTGTCTACAAGTGCATGAAGATTGCAATTGTAGATCCTTTATGTCAAGTTCTCATGCAACCTGTAGGAGATATGGGATTTGATATTGCAGTTGGAAGTATGCAAAGATTTGGTATACCTATGGGATTTGGTGGGCCACACGCAGCATTCTTTGCAATCAGTGAAAAATATAAGAGAAAGATTCCCGGAAGAATTGTAGGACAGTCGGTAGATACCCAAGGGAATAAAGCATTAAGGTTAGCACTACAAACAAGGGAACAACACATAAGACGAGACAAAGCAACATCCAATATATGCACTGCCCAAGCATTACTTGCAAATATGGCAGGTTTTTACGCTGCTTATCACGGTGCGGAAGGTCTGAAAAAAATAGCAACCAGAGTATTAAAATATAGACAAACACTACAAAAAGCATTGAGATGGTGTGGTATAGAAGTTGATGAGTCTGAAGGATTTGATACCGTTCGATTTAAAAGTTTTCTTGCTTTAGAGGGATTTAATGTTCGATATGAAGATGGTTATACTTTAATTACATTAGATGAATGTACCACACTTGAAGAATTAAAACAACTTGTAGATTCACAATTAGATCTTACTAATAAATTTGATACTATCGATCATGTGGTTGACACAATTGGAGATTATCATTGGTTAGGTATACCAGAAAGAAAAACACCTTGGTTGACTCAAGAAGTATTTAACAAGTATCATAGCGAAACAAATATGATGAGATATATTCATGAGTTGGTATCTAAAGATTTCTCACTAGTAAATGGTATGATGCCACTTGGTAGTTGTACTATGAAACTGAATGCAGCAGCAGAACTTATGCCGGTCTCATGGCCAGAGTTTGCAAACATACATCCATTTGCACCGGCATCTCAAGCACTTGGTTACGATATTATTATTAAAGAATTAAAAGGATGGTTGTGTGAGATTACAGGATTTGATTCTATATCCCTTCAACCAAACGCGGGATCACAGGGTGAATATGCAGGTCTCTTAGCGATACAAGATTACCATAGAAGTAACGGTGATACAACGAGAAACGTTTGTCTTATACCTGAAAGTGCTCATGGAACTAATCCTGCGAGTGCTGTCATGGCGGGCATGAAGATTGTTCCTATCAAATGTGATGAGAGTGGCAACATAGATTTGAAAGACTTGGAGAAACAAGCGATCATGAATACATTTGAACTTTCATGTATCATGATTACATATCCATCGACTCATGGTGTCTTTGAACCCACTATTAAAGATATTTGTAGAATTATTCATGAGAATGGTGGTCAGGTATATCTTGATGGTGCGAATCTTAATGCACAAGTTGGACTCGCAAAACCATGTGATTATGGTGCTGATGTATGTCATCTAAATTTACATAAGACATTTTGTATTCCTCATGGTGGTGGAGGCCCCGGAGTTGGCCCAATCGGTGTTGCAAAACATTTAACACCTTTTGTAACTCATCGTGTATCATCAGCAGAGTATGGAAGTGCAAGTATTCTTCCAATTAGTTGGATGTATATTCGTATGATGGGTGGTGATGGTTTACGCAAGGCAAGTGAAATATCATTACTATCTGCAAACTGGTTAGCACATCAAATCGATCCATACTTTAAAGTTCTATATCGAGGAGAGAATGATCGAATCGCACATGAGTGTATATTCGATTGTCGTAATTTTCCTGTAACAGCAGAAGACATTGCAAAGAGATTGATGGACTATGGATTTCATGCTCCTACACTATCATGGCCAGTTGCAAACACAATGATGGTTGAACCAACTGAAAGTGAATCATTAGATGAACTTAAAAGATTTGCAAAAGCAATGGAGATGATCAGAAGAGAAATATTTACAGTTCCTGAGATTGTTAAAAATTCACCACATACTGCAAGGGTTGTAAGTTCAACAGAATGGGTGTATAATTATACAAGAGAACAAGCAGCATATCCTGTAGAACAAACAAATAAGTTTTGGCCTGCAGTTGCAAGAATAGACAATGTTTACGGTGATCGTAATCTTGTTTGCTCATGTGCCTCCTACTTTGATAATGAAACTGATGGAACTAAAGGACTGGTTAAACTCAATTAATCTAAACAAGAATAATCAAATTGATGAAGACCCATCAGTAGAAAAAGAATATCCTCCATTCATAATTAACAAGTGTTTATCAGGACATCTTGATACTGTGATGTTTGCAAATGAAATGAATAAGTATCCATTTCTACCAAAGAAGATGCAACATGACTTTTTTATACATATAGTGAGGAAGAAAAAAAGGTTTTCTCCTTGGTTGCGTAAAGACAAAATCAAAGAACTTGATAGTGTCAAAACATACTATGAATGTAGTAATGCAAAAGCGGAACAGATTCTAAAGATTCTTACAAAAGAACAACTGAACTTTATTAAATCTAAACTTGATATTGGAGGAAG